TACAAAAGAAGACTTGCCGCTTCCAAATTTAGCCTTAACATTATTAATTAAGTCTTGTAATAGCTCACCAGTAAAGTTAGCTGATATCTTGCCTCGTCTATACTTAGGATCTGTCGTGTTATAAGGCTCTAAATATTCCCTCATCTCTTTGGTAAATTTAGCCGGAGTGCCAAGATTAGAATCCTTAATATCAGAAACTATTATTTCAGCAACACCATTTCTAATTTCGGGCGATCTGAGCTGCTTAGTTATCTTCTTTCTAAGAGCTGTTTGTACTTGCTTTAAATTCATTATCTTTAGTTTAGCCATTATTCAGTCTGCTCGATATCTAACATGTTTAATGCTGCTCTTAATTCAGCTAATGATACTTTCTTAGCGTCTGCTTTCTTATCTCTAATCTTATTAGCTATAGACTCAGCCTCACTATCTGTAACGCCAAAGAACTCTCTTTTAGGCAGCGGATTAGACTTAGACTTATTAGTCATATGGTTATATCCGATCTTAGTTTCTAGCTTACTGTCTAGATGTAGAAATACAGTGTTATCAGTCTCTTCTTTCTTCTTACGCTTCATGGAATCAAGCATATCTCCACTTAAGAACATATCGACACTATCTCTAGTGACACCCTTAAATTCTGCATAAGACTCTGAATACTTCTTAAACTTCTTACCGTTTATATTCTTACCGTCGAGTGTTCTATTCTCAATTGCATCTATAGCAAAGCCAGCGAATAGTTTCTTCTCTTTAGCAGTTGGCTTCCTACCTAAATAACTCTTAAGATCTATCT